ATTGCTGGTACAAAGTAACCAACAACTAATAATTTACCCATAAAACCAACTGTTGGTACAATCTGTACAATAGATGACGTGCCAGCAGGCACTAGTGTATTGTAATCTTGTCTTAATTTACCTAACTTCGCTAAACTCCCAACTACCGAAACAGGCTGGCTATATGGTACCCAAGCTGACCCATTAGACTTTAAAGTAACTCCCGTATCACTTACCCAGCACTTAGAACCTACAGGTGCTACTGGCAGGCTTGCAACATCAGAATTTAAACACATTAGGTCAGGTACTGCATTTCCTTTATTGATTAACTGTACTGCCATTTAAACCACCCTTTCTTTCTGCATAAAAATAACGCCCTTAGGCGCTTACAATCTCGTTATATTGTTCTTGGGTAATTAACTTCATAGCCAGTACCCTATCAAGCTGAGCTAGTGTCATATATTTCCGCGGGTAACGGTAACTACAAATTTCATACCAATCCATTAAGATATGCCTCCTTTAAGTAATTCAATCTCAAGCTGAGCTTCTGTAAGTGATTGATTAGTCAGGATAATCTCAAGTTGCAAATCTGTTACAGTTTGCCAGAGAACTTCTGTTTCGGTAGATTTTGAATTTGGAATAGATGGTATTTCCGTTGGAATAATATCAATCAAATTACCTTCAGAATCTAAGGAAAAATTATAATACGGATAATTAGCGATGACTTTCTTTGCTAACTCCGTACCATCTTCAACTACAAATACTGTTTCATCTGTCCAGTTTTCGTTCGGTATATCACTCCTAGTTTCATAACCTTTGTCTTGCCTAATTATCATGTAAACACCCTCTTATCTAAATGCTATATAATGGTACGCTTTGCCTGATTCATTTGTTCTAATGTACGTATATCTACTGGAACTGCGTAAAAACGAAGTTACGAAAACATTAAAACCACCTGTAGCGATTTCAATAACTTTTTCATTTACAGTTGCCCCAGCATCATCTGTGGTTATACCTGTGGTTACTGGCAGTCCATAAATAGCAAGTCCACCGTAATAATAAACCTGCCAAGCATTAAGAGCGTCCCATGCTTTAATATCACCATCTTTTGCTATTACGAAAATCGCGGTAGGTGTAAAACCTAAATTTATCAACCTTGATGCGCTACCGTTACCGGTATATGTTCCTGTTATATATGGTTTCTGATCTAATACTCCGGATATATTCAGGGTTGCCACACCGACTGGAGTGCCAAATTTACTCATTGGAATGGCTCCTGTTTGTTCAGCTGTTACAGCATGCGGATTATTTGTATTACTTGCATGTACACCGACTTTAGCTAGTGCCCCTGCTGGAGTTTCAAATGCATCTTGAATTGCTGATATTAGAGATTCTAGGTCATTGTCACTTACGGTTTGACCTTCATTTGCCATAAACTTCCCTATAGCAGCCACCATAATCGATACCTGGCGATAGAACTTATTGTGCATCGCTGTTTTTGCTATCCCGTTTTGCAGACCATTTATCCTCTGTACTTCAGCAAGATATTCACCATCGGTATCTGTATTTTCTACATTATTAGCGTTAAACACTAGAAAGTTTGAACTACCAGGCATACTTTACCTCCTCCATTAAATCCGTCTAATTCTAACCAACCCGGTAAAACCGTCCGATAATCCCAATGCAGAATAATTTGATACTGCAAAACGAGCAGATTCACCAAATAAGCCGTCTACAATGAAATCTCTGCTTTCCCCGGCATTAATGCCAATATTTCTTACCTCTGGGTAATACGCAGTACCGCTAATAGTTTCTTTGTTCTGCACAGAAATAACTAGCCCTGTAACCGTTGTTGGATTAATGACAGTTAATTTATACTTAGCATCTTTGTTTAACGAGGACGGCAGGGGAACAGCAACATTAACAATGGTACCAGCTTCAGCACTATTGGCAAAAGCAAAACTTCCATCGAAGATATTTTCTAAACTTCCGTTTCCTCTTATCGGCAACGGATTTGCTACAGAAACCGGAACATAAAGTCCTGCTGATAAAATATATTGCTCTGTTGGTATAGCTACATTTCCACCACTGTCTAGATTACCCAAATAAGGGACATCGTTCACATCAGTAGGCAATGGCAAATTCACTTTAAAATACCTCCTTTCGTTTAGAAACCAGCACCCCAGGTACCTTCATTAAACCCTTTTAGATTTGAATTATTAATACCGAATGCAAATAAAGGAGTGGTAAGGTAAGAATAGTTAACTTTGACCCCCTGAGGCTTAGGTATTATATAACCGTTAGCTACAAGGTCTTTTTGAAGGCTAGAGCTTAGGCCCATAATGATTACGGTCATGCTCATATCTTGATTGTCTTTAATAATTATGTAGGAGTCATCAAAAAGCATGTTCCACATATCATATATGCCTTGAGTCGTACCGTCCCACATGTTTTTTAGGATCTTTGCTCGAATAACCAATCTATAATAATTGTCACTGAGGATGGGACTAGGCTCTATCAAAACTGCTGTGCCCATTACCGTAGTTGAATAATAAGAAGTTGGTTGAAAATCAACCGTCCTTTTAACTCCAACAATATCTCCCAATATATCCAGCTGGGCACCTACGGCCGTGTCTAAATCAAAATACGTATCTAAACTGCCGGCCAGCGTTGCTCCGTTATCTAAGGTGTTTAAATTAGCTTCTAACCATGCAATAAACTTAGGCTTGTTTTGATGCTGAGAGGTAATTAAATTTAAGTATCTTTTTGTGTCTGCCATAACTACCTCCTATGAGACATTGATAGTAACATAAGAGGCATTTCCTCTTACCGCTTCATTGAAGGCCATTATAATATCATTAGTTCCCAAAGTACCGCCGTGCCGGGCAGCAGTAATTGAAGTGACAGAAAAAGTTGGTACTGATAAATTCTGAGCCGACAAGGCTGGACCATAAAAGTTGTTAACCGGAATCGAATTAGCTCCCATGGTCATGGCATTTAAAAAATTGACAATTGCTGCTCTAATTAGATCGGTCGTTGCAGTTGTATATCCCGATAATTGCCTAACATTAATAACGATATCTACGTCGACATAGCTCGGTCGGTAAAATCCAATGGGAGTAATATTTCCTAATTGGTCTGTTATGTTTACGACAGTTGTCCCATTTGTAAGGCACCCGGGACCCTTCTTAAGATACAAAGCCTGGGCAATGTCAGAGTCAGATCCACCCTCTACGACAGCTGTTATAGATTTAGGGGGTAATCCCAACGCATTAATTTCGGCAGTATCATTTTCATAGACTTTTTTCCTGGTGACACCTGCTACAGCTGCAATAGCTCCTTCTGTGCCTTCAAGAACTGTCCTGCTTGGCTGAGCTGTACTAATTGCTTGGCGAGATCTTATTTGAGAGTCTGTTTCGGAATTAACTCCTTGTAGAGCAGACACCTCATTCGTTACACTGGTCCATCCATAAGTTGGCGTAGCAATAACGCTGATATCACCTACATTTGCAGCAATAGGTCCTTCATTTTGACAAGTGGCCTGAGCGCTGACTGTGCCACCGGTTCCTATTGTTAAAACTGACGGTAGGTTCCAGTAATATCCACTTGAATCTTGCACAACTCCATTAGTTATTACAGTTCCAGGAGTTCCCGTGAGAGAAACAATACAAGTTGAGTATGTGGCTGACCCTCTCCGAATACCATTTAGTTTTACGAGAATATCAAGGGAAGATCCAATCGCGGTTCCTGGCCCCCTGCTATTGTAGGCAAATTGAATCGCTTGAAGTGTATCGTTTATTTTACTTGCAACTACTGAAATCCATTGGTAATCTTGACTATCTATACCGAGGTATATATCCTGACCAAATATGTACCTAGCATTTTCGATAAGATCATCCCGGATGTCAGAGTATGTAGGGATATGCAGACCTTGATCGTCAATATATGGTGAGAAGTAAGCCATTAAAATGTCACCTCCACAGTAGCCGTGCTACCTGTAGTTGTTTTTACTGTGCAAGACACCATGTATGATCTATTATTGCTTTCATATACGCTTTGAAAATCTAATATCTCTGAAACGCCTTTTGTCTTAGTGATGCGTTCTCTAACGAGTAAATCAGCAGCTTTTACGCGATCAGGAGTTCCAGAACCAAAAATACTCTGAAATAAAGGAATTCCCTCATTAAGGTCTTCCCACCATTCGCCCTTTAATAAAAGAAGATTAGTCCTAATTGCCTGAGATACTGCTTCAGTCTCTGCGATAAAGTCCTGCATATTCTTCCCAAAGGAATAATCTCCATTTTTATCTAAAGCTCTATATTTCAAGTCTAACCCTCCTCGGGTCCGCTAGTTAATCCCGCGGGTAATCCAGCCGGTGCCATGTGCACATGGTTGTTGAAGTTTATACCATTAATCTTTACAACGTTGGATGTTATATTTATTTCATTTTCCTTAATGTCAACGACTGAAGAACCAGTTTCGGATCTCAGTTGAGCAGAATTTATGCTGTAGTTTGTTATTTTTCGCGGTTGACTAGTAGGAGCCAAGATTGCAAAACCATCAGAAAGATCGTGCCTACGTTTCTCTGACTGAACTTGCACCCCTCCTTGTGACCACCAAGCATCAATACACATATCCGAAAAGACAACTAAACACTCGTCACCTGGCTGAATAGGCATCGTAAGCAGAAATCCACCTGCACGGGGAAAACAAATCGGAACATCTAGCAAAAGCGGGAGATTAACCATTTGAATAGTTCCATCGTTGTCAATGATTCTTTCTTTTAGCGCCGGCTGAACAGTCACTGTTTGCTCGACAGGATCAAAGCTCTGTATTATTCCCGGTACCGAAACCCTAAGATCGGTTGACCACTTTTCTCCCATTCTCGAATAAAGCTCAAATTCACTTTTAGTCCGTTCTCCTACGCCCCTCATAAAGTCACCTCGCTTACCACTGGGATTGAGCCCCACTTGTTATCATTGCTGGTATCTTTCCGGCTTGGGTCACTGTTTCGAGTTCTGTATACCAATCGTTACCTCTGGTATCTCCAATGTGAGTAAGCTGTACTACCCGATAAATACCATCATTATCAAGCGAATAGATTACTTGTCCTTGCTCGAATTGTTGGTTACGAATTAAACTATTGTCGACATGTACCATGGAGTTTATTTTAATCTTAGGATTAAGTAGACACCGTATTGTTACCCCATAATCATTTTGGACAGGTACGCCGATCAGTCCAGACTCGGGAGACAATTCGATAATTTCACCTGTAGGCACATCATCCGCCTTAATTATATTTATCTTCCCATCCTCTACATATAAAGTCCCATTTTCTGACTGAGCTACTTGGCGTAAATAGTCTCTTGTAAGACCAAATATTGCTTTACCCCTAGTTAATTGTGATTTAGAAAGATTAGCAGATATATTTCCAAGTTCGGCTGGTATTGTAGCCTTGCTTGCACAATTTTCTATGACGCTTCGGGAATTTTGGCCCTTTACAATTGAAAAGTTAGATAAACTATAGTTCATCCACATATCGCCATCAGCCGCAACGAGAGTTAATGTATAGGTTGTGCCATCTTCTTTATTCCGGATGCATTGCAACACATTGCCATCAAAAATTACACCATATTGACTTCCTTCGTACCCAGCTTCAACAACAACCCTATCGCCTTCTTTAATGATTGCATTTTCAGTTTGTGGAGATAAGTTATAGATTGTTACAGTGGAAAATTGAGGTTGAGTAAGGATGATCTTGATACAATTAAATGTGCATCTCAGCTGTGACACATCCAAAGCTTTTTCACCGTCGAGACTACTTACGATTATCCGATACCTTCTGCCGTAAAGGATATCTCCAGACTTTTTACTTCCCTGTACAATTCCAAAGTTAGTCTCTGGAATAACCAAATTGTTTGCTGTCATAGCAAACTCTGGTGAGCCTACACTGTCATAGTTTGAGTTCTGATACTTATTCCATATATTTAAACGTCTCTGATAATCAGACGATGGAATAGCCGGGCCGACATAAGAGTAAGTGAACTTTGACCAATCTCCCTGAGCATTATCCCAAAACTTCTTTATACAGTGGACTGTGGCAATCATTGAAAGCTGGTCATTCCCTAAGACAATATTTTTGAGCGAAGGAAGATCAGATGGGATGCTAATGCCTAACTGTTGACCCGCATACTGAAAACTGCTCATATGCCACTTTGGCCAAACCTGGCCATAGCCGACTGCATTTCCGTTGTCACCTGTAATGTTTCTCCCACTAGTTTCCGCTTCGATAGTTGCTAGAACAATAGGTACTGGGCATCCTAGTTTATTTGCTTCTTGAGTCGCTAGTGCTTTCCAATCACTCATGCAGTGTCACCCCATAAAAGCAAAAAGTCTGATCCAAGATTAGTTGAATCAGGACTATCCATTGTTCTATTACCAACATTTACTATAGTAGCGCTTCCAAGCCCTAAATATTTATATTGTCCTAAGAGATCGGCAGCGGGATATTCTCCTGTTAGAAGAGGTATGTTATCTAAAATCAACTTGTTTGTCTTGGGGTCTGTAATTGACATTACCCAATAATTGGCCGCAGTATTAAAGATAACCCTCAATTTGAGAGTTAGATTTTTACCATCTACAGGTATTGTACATATAAAGTTTTGATCAGGATCTGTCGTTAAGGGGATAATCATCGGATCTCCTCCTTTGGGGCAGAAAAATAACCGTTAAGCAACGGTCTAATAAATTATGAGTCAATTTGTTTAGTTCCATCTTGGGGAAAAAGGAGATCTTTAAACTGTTTTAAAACACTTTTATCTGGAGCTATTGGCTCGACAACACCTCTATTGGTGCTATCTGTTACCTGTGGTCTAGCACTAATCTTAACAGTCTGAACTGTAGCAACTAGTACTTCCTTCATTACTACAGTAGCTTTTAAACCATAGGCAGTCGTATAGTCATCCGGAACAGATATGGTCTCAATAAGCATGTTCTTGTAAATTTTAAGTCTTGTCATGACTTGCATTGGAATTCTCAGTCTCTGCAATTCTAATAGAACTTGGTAAGCCGTCACCGATCTCGTTGGCCCTTGAGTAAATTGGTCAATAGAAAGTACTTCCGCCGCATCCGACATACCGATTTGCATAGTGAGTAGCGCGGGGTTTACAAATGCATGGTCTGAAATTGATGCACCTGTCTCTACTGGATGAGATGTAATGGTAAGAGAGCTCTCGTGATCAATCTGCAAAAAGGCATCAAAAAAGAAACCACCTATATTTGTCGCAACATAAACCAGCTGCTGTAATTCTGGGATAGTCATTGGTATCGTAACGGCCATTACCTTACCACCCCCTGAAAAGCCCTAGTTAACATGTCTTTATTGCTTCTATTAACTGTTGTAGCGACAGCGTTAGGTTGTGTTGCTCCATATATATGGTACGTAGGTTTTAGTGTCACTTGGGCTGTGCTGGGAGTTGTGCTTTGAGGGTACAAGTATTTCGACATAGTTGATGTTTGAGTTTTGTCACCTTTCAAGGCATCTATTAAACCTTTTCCATTCTCAATAAATCCTTTAGGTATGCCCTCAAAAAACTTATCCCATCCCTTACCAACTTCCCCATAATCGGCATTGGCTATGCCATGAATCATGACCAGTAACCCGTGTATGGAGGTTAAAGTATCATCCAAAACCATCAGCGTGGCAATGATGCCGGATTCAAGTAAATCTCCGAATCCTCCCTCTGGACTAAGTAACTCAAATAACTCTTTAAAATCTTTAACAACCTCATTAACGCTATCTCCAATATCGTCTATTTTCAGTTTAAAATTGTCAAGTGTAAGGCCGTTTTCATCTAAGCTATCACCTAAATTATCAACCCATTCCCAAAGTTTTGAGAATGCTGAATCCCCTTTATCTTTCCATGTGTTAAAGTCATCAATTAGCAATAACAAAGCTGTTAACCCTAGCACCATCAAGCCAAAGGGATTACTAAGCAGGTGAATCATCTTAAATGCAGCAAAACCTAAAATAATAGCCCCGATAGCTTCTTTAACTCTCCATGCTGCAGCTCCAAGCCTTCCAAACCAACTTGCAACCATTGCAATCTTACTAGTCCACTCAGGCATTTTCTTTTGAGCAGTATTATTCATTTCTTGGAGCCATGCTTTAAATTCTGCCATTGGTTTAGCCAGATATTTAGTTAAATAATATCCGATCCATTGTAGAGCGTATGTACCTTCAAGCTTTAACCTTTGGAACTCAAAGGTCACGTCTCTAACGGCTTTCATTTGCTGATCGTATTCTTTAGTTGGGACAGCTATTTGGTTTGCTTCTTTCCTAAGCTCTGTGTAGCGTTTTAGTAACTCAGGGCTCAAATATAAGTCCTGTAAGCTGACTCCTAATGCGTCGATAGAAGACCTATAAGCTCTGGCCGCCTCTTCGGACATCCACATTTTTCGAGCAAACATTTCATTTTGGAGATCAGCTTTTCCTAACTCAGCGATAAATTTACCGATAGCAACATTAGCCACTGCAACAAAAGTAACAACAGCTGCACCGGCTTTAGCAAAACTTTTGAGGCTCGTGCTGGAGAATTGTGATACTGAGGATTCAGCAGCCCCCATAGCCCTCCTAGCAGTATCAAGGGAAGGATTGTCAACTTGAAACCCTAATGATACTAAATATTCCTTAAGTATATCTATCATTGCCTTTCCCTCCCCACTTCTCCAGCTCGTCTTTCATTTTCGTACTTTACTGCAAGTATTTCATGAGCATCCAAGAGATCATCTAATGTGTATGTTCCATCCCAAATTTCGTACTGTCTCCACATCCCCGCAATTACGGGACCGTAAAGGAATTCGTCTACGTTCGGACAATGGACTGGATCGAACTCAAGGCTGCCCCCGCCATGGAAGCTAAGGGGCTGTCTCCGAAAAAACTCATCACATTAAAAATTAGAGCATGAGCAGTCAGCGCCATTACCGTCATGGTGTCATCCTCTAATCCGATAACACCAAATGTACCGTTTTCGGAGAGAACATTTGCTGGCCCGGACGGAAGCATCTCTGCACATACTCTTAAGCATTTTTCTTGAATGTAATTAAAGTCTTGTTCAGATAAATTGGATAAAACCGAAATCGCTCCCGAGATATCAATATCAGTCAATTTAATATCGTCGTTTTGATCCTCGGATCCTTCGGACTTCTTGAATTTATTTAGATCTAAATTCTTGAACATAGGGCCAAGTAAACCGGTAACTTTCACCAACATAAATGATCCAGTTCTAGCATCGAACTTTCTAATAGAAAATTCTCGATCCTTTATTTTTACAACTTTTGATTTACTGTATTTATTCATAATATCCTCCCTATGCTACTTCCTGTTGGATATCGGCTGCCATTAGTGTCCATGTTCTCTTTTGCCCTTGGGCCTGTCTTACGTTATCTGGGATCTTGTTAAAAGAAACACCCGTGCAGATATCTAATTCTTGCATCATAGGAGATCTAACAACAACAGACATTCTGGCCCAGTCGGAAGATTTAGCAGATTCAAGGTAGTTGTATGCTTTCAACAACCACTTTTGGAGGCTTGAAGTTTGTTGAGCTTCAATAGCTATTGTCCCGTTTCTGCCTTTAATTTTCGAAACCATAACACTCCCATCGCCCGCAATATCATGAGAAGTACGATCTGTGCTCATAGATATTGCAATGCTTCCAATTCCTTCCCCACTAGCGATATACTGACCGATGCTTGGGTGAGAAAACACTACAGATACATCAGAAAAACTGTATGTCGTGTAACTCATCTGCTACTTAACCTCCTTACCTGTTAACTTGAACTTGAATCATAACGTGTTCAATAGCTCCTGCAAGCTTAATTGGCACATAGATAGGCGGTGCAATACGGTTTGACCGATCAGCCTGGCTTTGGCTATCGATCGTTTCCGAAAGGATCAAATAGCCCTTGGAAAGCATATCACCTGTGTTGAGAGATTGGATCGGAGGAGCATTCCAAATACCCGGGGCTATAAATCCTCGATTTACCGCTTTATCGCATGGTTCGGTAATAGCTAAAACTAACAGCGTTACTCCACCTTCGGTTTGAGGTATTTTGGGTACCGAAGTTAAAGAATCCATAACCGCAAGCTGGATGTCATTTTTAAGCATATCAAGATTTATAACCTCATCGAAGTGAGTCCCATCCGCCATAACTCCTTGTTCAAAGAGGTTGTAAGTATTACCCCGGTTGACATATATGTTTCCGTTTAATCCTTTGATAGCCAAAGCCTGAGTGTTGGTTAATACTTCCGGAGTTACTCCAACTTCTTGTTTATAGGCTAACGAGTATGCGCTATTAGTAAGCCCTGTATTGGCACCCATGGCATATCCTAATATAGCGGAAATGGCATTAGGATATGTTGAATATTGACCAAAGGTACGTCGATATTTAACGGCCTTAAGAGTCTCCATGACATTCCCGGCAGTATTGGATAAAACGTCCGCATCAGCTGTAGTATAAGCAAACATTGAGTCTGGTGTTGCTGCTTCAATGTAAGGTGCAATGGCTAATATATCAGCCTTTACAACTCCGCAAACCATACATGCATACCAGTTAGTATTTTTTACTCTACACGCTTGTACTGCCTGAAGGGCTGTCTCTGATCCTGTATTATCCCATCTACCAATAGCTACTTGGGTTGGCTTTGGGTTTTGGGAAAAGTATAATTGTGCTGCAGCATACTCGGGCATTTCCGAAGTGAATCCTGCTTCTATCATGTCTTCGGTACCTGTATAGATTTCGATTCGATCCTCTGCCGAAATAATGGCACTCGTGCCAATAATAAGTCCTAAATTAAACCCAGGACGCACCGCAGCTGTCGGCGAAACCTGTACAATTACCTCTACAACATCATTAAGTGGTAATGTTGACATCTTCGGTTACTCCCTCCTCTGTCTTAACTTGAATACTTGCACTTTTGAAATATGGTACAGTCTCATTCCTAGTTACTTTTTCATAAAAAACAGCAGAGAAATTCATCCTCTGCCACCATCTCCCATTAAATAATTCTGGGGTTCTTACCGGAATATCTACAGTAGGTACTAAATAAAGATTGCTATTTCCTAAGGTTGATTTTGACTTGTACAAGCCATTACGAATCATCTCTGCTCTTTCATAGCTATTAGGTCCGTATAGAACCCATTTAACTAAGTGAACTCTCGTATAGGAAGTAACCTCCGGTATTACATCTAAGATTCCTGATCCATACTCCGTATCACGTTGCAGAACATACGGGTTACTTATTGGTATAACACTTAAAAACATAATATCTTCGGTTATCTTCCAGCCTGGTGCTCCGTCTTCTGGCCATGCAATTCGAATTTTATCCGAGTTACTTGGATCTGCTGGGTTAATCCCAACTAAATTACATGATAAATTCCAAAATATATCTTCAATTTGCTTAAGAGTTAAAATTGTATCTGACATTTAATCGCCCTCCATGGAAGTACCAAGAGCCTTGTAATACCCATAATCAGACCATGGAAGAATCTTTAGTATTTTGTACCGACTGCCATTCCATTCAATTTCATCTGAAGTTCCTTTGTCAGTTCCATTACGTGTTTTGAAAATTGGAGATGTGCAGTGAAAAGACATAAGGCCAGTTGATCTATCACCTTCGGGTACCTGAATAATGTCATCGGAATTTGCTACAGTAACAACTCCAGACATAGGTATTGCTCGCTCTGTTTCAATAAATCTCCCAAGCGCCCATTCTCCCGTTTTACGCCAAACAGTAAAAGGTTGTCTTAGTCTCGAGCTATTTAAGACTCTTCCAACATTGATCATCTAATCACTTCTCCCGAATTACGTAGGTCACTGACTTTCGTAGTTCCCCAGTGTCAATCAACGGCCGGTCACTGCCTTTACGTGCAATAGTTAACGGAGAATTCTCTGGCCAGTTATTCTTAGAATTTGTAAACCAATCTCTGACCACATTCTGTCCCTGTATACCAGCTCTTACTAAATATCTGCTCATTGCTTCAGTGTTTCCGCTAAGGGCTGACTGGGCAGCACTTTTTAATTCACCGGCAATCATTTCGCTATTCTCAGGATCTTCAATGGCGGGCTCAATAAAAGGTCTTGCTGGAATATTATTAAGTGGTGATCCTTCACTATGAATAAAGGCTAGCTCAGCGTTAGTAATCATTTCACCTTCACGACTACTTTCTTCTTCCGGTACTCCCACAAGGACATCAACCTTTGACAGAGCTTTTAAGGCCTCAAGGAGTTCCTTAGTTTTGTCGTTTGCTAGATTTAAGCCAACGTTTCCATTGATCATCTCACCATCATCCCGCCCATACCTACCATTTTCCCAATTGTAGCAAACTGTTGACCGTAGACAGTAAGTTTCCACGCTGCCCAACCATTAAGATCACCTGCAATCGCATTGTAATCTACACTAACAGATACATCTCCGACAGATTCCGAGGTAACAAGCCCCTGCGCCTTACCAGCTTCTATGACTTGTGATGCTGAGCTTCCCGGGTTAGCTGTACCTTGTAACCAAAGGTTGGTAAAATGAGCCACAAATAAGCCCATGCAAATTTTCCAGTAGCTCTTGTACCGGGTTTGTTTAACCACGGCATTAGCTAGGTCTATGAACATTTGAATGATAATCGTCGGAACTAGGTAGTTTCCTTCCGTGTCAGCTTCATACTGCGGATACATGGCTAAGAAATCACTCAAAGCATAACTGGGATTTGTCCCTGAAAGAACGTTAGACGCGATGGCCGTAACTTGATCGACCCTCGCGTCTACATTTTGTCCGTATGGGCTAACTGATCCGAATATGGTCATACTCCCACCTACTTATCTTCGGTAACTTTTGAATCTTTCTTGAGATCTGGAGCATTACCTGATTTAGATTTGTCAGGTTTTTCCCCTGAGCTATCGCTAGTAGCAGAGAGAAGATCACGTTTCTCTTCCATTGCGGCAATTTCAGCTTTAATGGCAGCAAGTTTCTCCTGCTCTTTTAGCACTGCTTCGCTTTCCCCTGAAGAGGTAAATTCTTTAAGCGAACCATCTTTGGAAGCAGCTTTAAACAAATCCGTTTGAGCCACCCAATCTGGAAGCTCGTTAAATCCTACCTTAGTCTTTTCTTTTACCAACTGTCCATTACGATTGCGTTCGCCACGATCAAATGCTAGAACCTTGTCTGCTAGTACTTTAATTGACATACCCAATAATCCTCCTCAAATGTCTTCATATACTAATGCTGATTACTTAGATACCGTCAGAGTAGGCAGCACACTGATTATATAAGAACTTAACCTGACTAAACTGTGATGCAAAAATGGTTTCATACGATGCAGATGTGGTATTAGGAGCCGTCATTACCCGTGAGAGAGGAACCGTTAAATCTACGTTCACTCTGTTCTCAGCTTTAGCATAAGCCACCATCCGTTGAGTTCCGCCTACACCAGCGCCAGTACACCAACGGGAGGGGAAGATTTCTAATGGCCGGCCTTGCTTAGTAGCAATGTTATTTTCCAAGAGGTAACTTAAAATACTTTGGGTACCTGCAATCGTTACCGGTGTATTGGCAATATAGGAGTAATTCGGCCAGTCAACCAATATACGATTTGCCATACCCGACAGATCATACTCTGAAGCAATAACGGTATCAGTTAACAATTGATTGATATCACTCATGATCTCTGTAGGTGTTTTATCTACCCATGTGCGCTTTCCAGCGGAACCTAAAGCAGCATATGAGGCAGTAATTTGCGGATTATTAATCAATCCATAGGTACCAGTCTTAGAAATCCCAACATAGACGTTACGGTCAATCATTTTGCCATGTTGTAGGCGGATACCATCATCAAGGATCTGTGAGAGACTACGTCCGATTTGTTGAAGCTTTAAATCATCAAAAAGAGGAACACGCAAAATCTCTGAAAACGTATGCACCTTGAATACGTCTTTAGAGATGTTTGCTTGGGATACTGGGATATTATTAGTCTCGCTACCGATGATTGAATCTTCATCAGAGCCGCTTGTAGCATAGTCCACAAAAACGTTAGAGGTAATCGATGTCCATCCTCCACCGGGCTTCATATCAATGTCACGTGGGGCTGTCAAAGAAGTTAAAGGTTCGAGGAGGCGGGGATCTTGTTTTTCCAATTCACCTGCAAGGAACACTAATCCGGTACTAGTCCCTGAGTCCATACCTGGCCCATAGACTGCACCTGGGGCTTGGGGTAAAACAACACCTCGTTGGCCTGAGGCCATAATTGCGTCCATTGCTTGCTTAGTAGCTGTATTCATCGTTTAATTTACCTCCTTACGCGTTAAGTTGAGTTGTTAATACAATCTCGGTGATTCCGGATGGGTCCTTCTTACCATTTACCCATCGGGCATTGGTTATTTGAATGGCAGTTCCACCATCAGGTGTGGCAGTTGCTACAAAGTCACCTACTTTAGCCGTGGTGCCATCAACTGTTACGAGATATACAAGGCCATTGGCAGTAGGCGTACCTTCTTTGCAAAAGACTGTAGTTGTTCCAACTTGCAGTACATCACAAGGACTATTTGGCTCATATTGCCCAGCGCTAACATTAGGACCATAACCATAGGTCATGGATTGCTTAACTTCACTAACTGCAATTCCACCAAAGTTAGCAAGAGTAGCCGCGGATACTCCAGATCCTGATGCACCAAATAATGAGTAGGTGTTATCTGGGTTAGTCACGACAGCTTTTCCAAATGGGATTGCGGCCATCGTTTCTGCACCATTTCCATCAATAATGGATTTAACTTGGCGTGCAGTAATTTTATTGATTCCATTGCGAGATACCTTACCCGCAAACCCTAGACTAAGATTTACTCCGATTGCTGCTCCTGGCATCTTATTTACCACCTTTCATTTTTTCTCCAGCTGCGGTCCAAGCGTTACACGCTACTACTGCTTGCTCAGCTGTAGATTGTTTTTGAGTGTTGTAGGTATCCATGGCCGTTTTCTTGTTTGCAGCTACGGTGGTCAAGATACTGCCATAACCATTAGTTGAACGATAAGACCGCGCATCTTGAACTGCAGATTGAAACTTCTTAGCAGCTTCAAGTCTTGCCTTTTCGTCCGGAATGGCCATGATGATAGGTTTCATATCTGCTACAAATTTCTTTAGACCTGCGTCAGCTGCTCCGCCCTTTTCTTTCTCAGGGTCAGCATCTTTGGCCGGTTCTTTTTTCTCAGGATCATCTTTTTTGTCGGGATCCGGATCTTCATCTTCAGCTTCGTTCTCCAGATCCTTTTCGATGGAATCCATAACCGCATCTGCGGTTTCTTTTTGCTGAGCTTCTTCCCTTTTTTCCAGCTTTTCAATTCGGTCTAGAACTTTGTTCATCATGTCGATGAGCTGGGTACCTTGTCCGGGATCAGCATCTTTTGCCGGTTCCTTAGCTGGTTCAGTATCCTTTGCCGGCTCTTTTGTAGGCTCGTCTTCTTTCATAGCGTCCATTGCTTTGGCAATGTCCTCTGGCTCAGCATCTTGTACAAATGCCTTAAATCCCATGGCTGTCAATATTTTTTTAGTGATCTGCATATTCTTTTTCCCTCCTGTTTTTGGTTTTGAATCATGGATTGCCACCTTAGGGCCAGCGCGCCCATTCTGGACTACGGCTACATGGTTTCCGATGATCTCTCGTTGCTCATACACTCCATCGCCGATCTTATGCCACGAGCAGTCATATCCACTTGATACCTCGCGCTTAAGTTCGTTTTGGATTTCAGATATCAACCCAGCATCCTTAACATGCAAATCGGCAATTAAAAAATCGCCATCGCGGCGAATGTTTTGAGCGTGACCTCTTTCAATCATTGGAGCAGTATTAACATCAAGATTGGCAGTCGGATGAGTATTGGTCACTGGCTTACCTTCAAAGCTTGCCATAGTTGCCTCACTAAATAATTCCTCTGGTCTTCGGTAAACTTTGAATATATCTCCAGTTGGCTCATTGAATGCAGCCGGAAGCTCTCTGCCAAGATACTCCATATAGCCAGTACGTCCAATCGGGACGTTCTTACACACAAGATACCCTTCAGGGGTTAGTACCATGTTTTCTGATATCTTATCGCCGTAATAATTCATGATGCACCTCCCTTACGGCAATGACAGGTCTATGACAAGTCTTCTTCCCACTCAACAGCATAAGTAATTTTACCTCCGGCAGGAACGGCTTGACCATTAAGGTTAATTGCTAGCCCTTGGGCCACTCCGCGTAAAATAAGGGCTTTATCATTGCGGGTTGCAAAGTCAAAACTTACGACTCCGCCCGCTCCAGCTACCCCCATATTGAGTTTTTTAGTTGCTAATGGAACACCAGCACCTAAGGCAGAAGCATTAGCAGAGTATTGCTTAACAACAGCTGAAGCATCTGCATCTTGAGAATCAAATTTTGCCACACTCGGGGCAGTGGAAGTTCCAGCTGTATTAGCAGCTGTGCGTTTTACTAACGATACATCCATAGTACCAGCTGTAGTTGCAACTCCACTTACTGTTACGCTTTTAACTCGTACTGTCTTTGATGCAGATCCATAGACGGTTACAACGTCAGTTGGTGTAGCTGCAGGTGTAACGTCTACAGCGGAAATAGCATATGTACCTGCATTACCCTCCGTTGTAACTTGCAGAGATCTATTAGAATCTGCATCGACATCATAAAGACCAACATTTAAATCTTTTGGCATCTTATTCCCTCCTTAGTTTTATATATCTTTAACCATAGTTAATTGGTGGGTGATCTTGCCGGTGAATTCACCAATATGATAATCACCGCCTTTCAGGCAAAATAAGAAAAACACCTCATTTGAGATGTTTCGGTGTTAAGCTATTTTTTCAAACTGACTTCTTGTCATCTTAATTATTGAACCATTCCAGTAAACCTCCACAGGGAACTCCAAATAATCAAGATTAATGACGGGCTCCGGATAACACCTGCAATTGTAAATATCTCCTGCATGGTATGGAGCAGGAGGATTCTTTGCACTAATTAATCTTTCTGGTGAAGGAGGATTAGTCCATTTTACAAGGACTCCAATCATGTGCCTGTGGCTGTCCCGAACTCTACCGTCTTCGGATGTTCTCCACCGATACCAGCTAAGTCCTATGTTCTCGCATCTTGCCTGAGTAAGCGCCGTTGATGTCTTGCTCGTCTCAGTTCTAGCAATCAATGCAGCCTTATTCCTCGTAATACTCGGAAACTTAGCCAGTATGTCATTGGCTATGTCCCCAGCCCTACGGCCCTTCATTGTTTCATCATTGATGTAGTTCGTTACCTGCCTAGCTACATCCAAGGGCATCGACTTAATGATCTCAGCGTTCCGATTAATTTGAGAAGCAACCGACCCGCCAATTTGGCTTTGCAGTTCTTTCCTGAGAGCTTCATGGATTAGCCTCCCGTTTGAGTTTTCTCTCGCCGCCATTCTCCATGTTGTTACGCTAGACCTAAGGACAGACGAAACTAACTTCTCTGCAGTTCTATCAGCAAACTGATGAAAGGTCATGCTATGGAGCCATGATTTAATTACTGAGGTTATTTCAAATGGGTCTGTGAGACCTTCGATAGACTCCAGTATACTCTGACCTACCTTATCGAGAGAACGTTGAAATTGAAGTTCAATGCGGCGTTTAGGTTCCCATTGGTTATTATCCATACTTACTAACCCTTGTAGATACCCATTTATCTACTGTTTCTTGCCACAGATTTTTAGGGTATTCCTTTTGGCCGTTTAGCTTTTTAGTAATATCTTTTGATTTTACTTGTAGAATCGGTTTATCAATATCTTCTCCATCTATGGCAATTAAGCGTGGGATATCACTTTTGCTATCAAGCATGTAATAATATCCGCTCCAATCCATTCCCGTTACCCATATCTGGGCCCATACATCTCCGCTGTCACCTTCAGAAGATGCCACCAGACAAGGAGGATTTTCGCTTTCATAGCCAAGTTTTTCGTGAAGATTGTTAATCGCTTGTATTGCGAACTTACCGGTGGATATCTTTGCGTCTGCCGCAGCTCCCTTAATTGGATTATTTTCTAATACCTCATTGTCCTCTAGGGTAGGGAAATCCCCCATACTAAAGGAATCATCAGCCTTCTCGATATCATCATCGGTAATCGAGGTAAACATATTCGTTGTATAGGACAACTCGTGTAACTCTCGCATGGCCATGCGTTGGTTTATAATCCCATCATTGAACGTCTTCGATATTGAATCCACTTTCTTGCCGACAATCTCAGCAACTTTATCTTCAGTCGGAGTTGAAATGGGATTAAACTTCGTGTCCAGATCATCCGGTATATAGCCAAATTCAGACATAAACATTACAGGAAGGAGTTTACTAAGCTGGGATTTAAGCTCCGTCTCCTGCTTTTGCGCTACCATGTCGTAATAGTTTTGTAGGTCGCTCTCCCCTGTGGCGTTCAACCCGGCCGGAGCTCTCCCAAATAACTTAGTCATCGGAATCTCTGCCGCCCCTGAAATATCAAGCATCTGGGTTTCTGAGATATCCGACAGCCCAGCAAATGTGTATTGAACAGGAGTTATCTCTTCATCCTTACCAATAATCATCATGCCGTTATTTGAACGCATCTGATTTTGCGCGGATTTTAAGTTGTAAAAGTTTTGCTGTATCTCCGGATCTGTCGCAGCAAGAAACTGATCCATGCCATCAACTTTATCTACTAGTAGATTTGCCTGAAATACAAGAGAGGCAATATTCCACGATGTTGAATCGCGCTTAACCAACTCTTCGTACACATGCTCAATGATCGAAGCTCCCCATCCCATTTCAGTTATTTCCTCATAATACGGAAGCTCTTTCCCGATAAACCTAAGTACCCGGGAATGATGTACCTTAGAAATCAGTTTGTGTGTTGCGTTGTCCTTGACTTCGTAGTACTTAGGCATCCCCAGGTCAGGATCCCTGTGATCAGTAATAACCTCAAGGGATGGATATATCCCAGACCAGCGGTCGACAACCATTAGCCCACAAAATGACCCTGGCATAATATCATCATAATCCAGAGGTTCGTCAAGCTTATCCTCATGGCCGTCAATGATCATAATCGCACCGGATCCTCCGTAGAGTCTTGCCCAATAAAGAGCTTTAAGAAGTTTTTCCTTAATCTTAGTTCGCTGAGTCAACTTGTTAATACGGTCTGTATCCTCAGGTTTCAGTTCCGCCGTTATATCCCAGCCGTTTTTCATCATGTCATCTGGGATGGCATTTACAATCTTTCCGATGATCCACGAATTACGATATAGCGAATTAAGTAGGTTGTAATTTCGAGAGAGACGAGTTAGGGGATAAGTTGCTGCTGAAATGATATTATCTGAATTGCTTCCCAGTCGAGCAAGTTGGTTTTGAAACGTATCAAGAGCTGTTCCCCTCACTGGACGAGGCTGCGGTTGATTAGTCTGTTTATGTTTACCACGTCTGCTCAAGCTATCACCTCCTCCTTAGATTCGTTTAACAATGGTAAATACAAAATAACGTAAAGCATCCAAAGCATGGTCGAAGGCCTTTATTGGTTCTTCGGTACCGCGCTCGGATGCTTTATCATTCCAGATATAACTTGAAAACTCAATGATTAGATTTGGACATTTATCTTTATTAACTTTAAGCCTCTTTACCCGAAGCAAAGAAGACACAAGTCTAATCCCTTGGACTACTTCATGCTTGGCATTGATTATATCGTCAGCCATACGAGACTTAAGACTTCGCTTCCTTAGCGCAACTTTAAAGGATGCAGCCGAAGGATCAATCACAATAGCGGTATACCTTTTAACCGCTTTGTTTTCATCAAGCATAAACTTCTCGACATCTTCTACATACTCGCTGTCATCCTTCTGTCGAGGCGGGTTGCTTTTCTTTGAATCGTAGTAGTATTCGTTTTCTACAAAGTATTCCTTTAGGCCTGTTGAAGGATTGGTCTGCTCTATGATCTCCAAGAGTGCAAATGGATTTGTGGTTCCATAGTCAATTGTGTAATACCGTGTGTAGTAGAGATCGTAGTTAGGACCATTCCCATCTTTGTACTGATTAATTGGGCTAAACATATCATAAATGATACCCTCAGCATTTGTCCGCTTTCCAAGGATATCACGCATGTACCAGACAGTGTTTTTAGCGTATGTCTTAATGATTTCTTTTATCTTTTCAGTGGTAAAACTGAAGTTATCATGAAGAGTAAAATGCTCATAATTGAATCCATAGTTTTTATATTTAGCATTGTTCTCTTGATGCATATTTAGTATCTCTTCGTAGAACCAATGCTGAGGGGCCTTCGGGTTTAAATCCAAGAATAATTTTCTATTGGTACTTGATAATGTTCTGTCAAACGTTTCTTTAACAAACGTTTTAGCACACTCATTGGCCTCTGTTATGTAAACGCTACCATAGGTATTCCCTTTGATATACCGTTCGTCGCCTTCTTTACCTCCGCCACTGATCAGGATGACTTTTTCTCCAGTTGCTGTGGAAATATATAAAGCGTCCCGTTCCTGGTACTTACCAGATCGGCAACGCCCTTCAAACCAATTCTTGACTCCATAACCGTTACTATCTATTATATTTAACTTTGCCGATGCTACAGAGACACCAGCTGCTAAATGTAACTTATCCTTGTGAACTTCCAGAGCTTCACACCATGCCATGATGTTTAGGACGTTCTTGCCGGCACGCTTACCGCCCTCAGCAACATTCAGCCAATTATTATAGCAACGTTTTAGGTATTCTACTTGCTTAACGCAAAATGGAGCGTAGTTAATCATGAGGGATTATCACCGCCCGGCTCGTCATCTTCCTCAAAGTCTTCGACATTGCGATTAGGTACCGGGTTGTTAAGAAGATTGGCTAGTGTCAGGATGCGTTCGTTATTAGCTTCAATGCCGCTACTTCCTGTTACCTTGGCTTTATCTATATCGAACTTAGCTTGTTCGAGTTCAGCTTTTTGCTTGTCCTTTTCATCTATTATTCCAAGAGTCTGACGTTGCATCTTTTGTATTTTTTCTAAGGCGTTAACTATATTTAATAACTTGCTGTCATTAATTGCATCTAAAACCTCAGTTGCTAGTTCATCTTTAAAATCACCAGGTCCGTAACTAGTGCGAAGCTTTTCAACATGGCGATATAACTCATGATCATCAGCTAAAACTTTTTCCACAACGTCGATTAGTTTATCAGAGATGCGATAATGCTTGGCGATAGTTTTGGCTACATCAGAGCTTATGTATTCTGCAGCTTTGGTAGCTGTTTTTTCCTTGATGTTTCCATGATGTTTTTTTCTTTTTTCTTTCCATTTATTTTTAGTAGAAAAATCCATTATAGTTTTAAATGGAATACTGTATTTATTAGCTAAACCCTTAAGAGTACAGGGTTTTTTTCTAACATCGGTTACATACTCATTCTCTATGTCAACCCAGCTTATTTCCTTCGACGTTGCAACGTTCTCCTTTTTCGTTGCGCGTTGCGTTGCATTATCCGTTGCGTTGCGTTGCCACTTTTCTCTATTCTTCCGGCTCCGCATGGTACCTTCACTAACACCATACTTTGCGGCTAATTCTTTTAAGGTGATGTTTGATTGTTCATATTCTTCCCTTATAACCTTCCAGTCCATAACTACATCTCACCCACCTCCTGGATGTAATATAAGTCCTAATTACATATCTCCAGTCGCAACCTTAACTTTGCAAATATAAATTATTTTATCTATGTCAGGATGATTACAATAAAATCCGTTGTCATCATTGCCGCCCT